CACCAAATCCGCCAGAAACAACCTGCCCTGTTGCAGATCTGTTTACAAAAAGGATATTCTCATATTCTAATTCAGAGTGTAAAATCATTGGAACCTGGTCGCTGTAGTTTAGTTCTACAAGGACATAGGCTTCGTTGTATTCTTTTGCGACTTTATGTATTACGTTTGGATATAACAGAACACTTATATCGTTATTTCTATATTTTGCTACCAATTTATATGGTGCCGCAGTTATATCTATAACAGTAAATGCCGAGTAGTCTTGCCCTACACCCTCAGCAGTGTCAGCCACCAGAACGTAGGTATGTTTTGGCTCTGGTGCTTCGTATACATCCAAACCTTCTTTGGAAAGTACTGGGCTATTAAACGACATTTGAGCAATAGTATCAGCACTGATTAAGGTTAAACTAGATCCAAGGAAGTTACAGAGAACCTCTTGGTTAAACTTAACCTCACCGAGAGTCGCCTTTTGCTCAGCTGCCCACTTCTCATCGCGACCTGGTATTTTCCAGTAAGGAATAAACAGAGTAACGAAACCATTCCTTCCTCGCTCGGCATCATTCCAAAATTTCCAAAAATGATTATATCCGTAGGGAGTACTACTTAAAAGAATCTTTGTTGTTTGACCAGCAGAAATCGTAGGATAAACCGACGTAAAGAATTCCTCAGCTACCGTGTTTGGAATAATCGCAGCCTCGTCAACATACAGTAAATTTACGGATTTACCTCGAATACCAGAACGACCAGTCGCAGCTGTAAATACCTTTGATCCGTTTTCTAATTCAATATCACCTTTGTTCCAAGTTAGAACACCCTGCTGCATCCAGTCAGGCAATCCCTCATACATTATCTGATAACGATCTAAAACTTCTCGAGCAGCATCCTTTTTATTAGCAAGGATCGCTACGTTTTTGTTTGGCTGAAATAAAGTATACCAAAGAATGTAAGCAGCAGAAGTAGTAGTTTTACCTTGCTGACGACCTTCCATAAGAATAACTCTGCGATTCTCATGTATAACTTTTAGTTTTTCTTTTTGGCAGTCGTATAGTTTGAATAGCTGAAGACCGTGATCAAGAGTTACAATATAGCAATAGTTTTCTACAAAATAAATGGGGTCAGACGAACATTTAACATATTCTTGGATTTGTTCTGGCGTAAACTGTACACTGACGCCAGCTGCTTTTAGATTCGCATTTGAATTATAAATTTGTGCCATAGCACCTCATTAATTAAAGATCGTTTATCCAGCTCTCACTTGTCACTGTTACAGTTCCTGGATCACCTTCTGCGGTATAAATTCTTAAACCTTGTCGGAATTGAGGATCTTCGCTGACATTAGAAATAACGGTATCAATAACTCCAGTATTAGAGAGACCACCGTATAGATTTAGTTTTAATGTAAAGTTCAATGTATGAGTTACAAATCTACGAGTTTGAAAGTCACCATCATAATCATCTTGAACTGCTACGCTATTTAAAATAACAGGAACATCCTGTATTATGTTCATAGATGGAACAGAGTTAATCATTAGCGTATAGTCTGGTGTGAAAGTTGGAAGGATTTGCTCAATAATCTGCAAACCATCTTCCTGTGTTTTCGTCAATACATAAAGAGCAATATCGATATTATAAGGAACTGGTGTAAACAAACTCTTCATAGTATCTTGGCTCGCGTCGACACAGCGAACTTTATTCATTCTGTTTGCTTTACGCGCAGCATCATAATTATAACCAGTAATCTCGAACGACAATCTTGGTAATGTTGTATACGTATTATTCTGTAAATTTGGATCTGAATCTATTCTAACTATCCACTTTTCTTTTGGCGCATATGCTAGTGGAACTTGCAAACGCTGTATCGTTTGTCCACTTACAGAATCATCTTTTTTTCTATCGATGTAAATATTACTAAAAAGACTACCGAAAGCAACGATAGTGCTTCTAATAATTCCGTGATAGAATACTTTTCCGTCTAACATTATTTGAGTTCTTCAATAACGCAGTAAGCATCGCCTGCTATTCCGACTGCTGGCGTATTTCTTGCAATAACTATTACTCTGTAAATTTTATGAAAACTTAAATCAGAGACAAGAAAGGATAGTGTATCGCCAGCTGCAGGTAAATTACCCACTAGTTGATAAGTCGTATTATTTGCATTAACAACTACAACTCCAGATAAAATGTTTCCTTGACCAGAACCGTAGGTTGAAGATAACATACTAGCAGCAATTGATACGTTGTTAGATGAATCACTATATTTAAACTCTACATCTAATGAATTATTTGCATGACTTATAGTGTTGTTTACAATTCGTACAGTTAAATTGTCTCTGGTAGCATTTTGTTGTCCGACAACTATCGCAGCAGAACCACCGTGTGTATTAGTATTAGTTTCTGGGATAGTTGGCTTGTTGGTCAGATCATTATAAGAACCAGAAAACAGTGTTGGTTTATTTGTTAGATCATTATAAGAGCCAGAAAACAGTGTTGGTTTATTTGTTAGATCATTATAAGAACCAGAAAACAGTGTTGGTTTATTTGTTAGATCTGCGTAAGAACCACTAAATGGCACTGCCCATGACAGAATAGCTCCATCAGTAGACAGATATCTTGCGTTATTTCCAGTCTGAGAAGGAATTAGCCCAGCATTGTATATCTCAGTAAAGTTTGCATTTGTTTTGGTAAATGCAGTACGAAGAGGATCACCTGTTCCGTCGTTCGCTGCAGTTCCAATGTTAATAGTTTGTTTAGCCATTTTAGTTTGTATCCGTAGTTACTTGATCTTCGTCAGCAGTAGTTCTGGTTGAATCTGCTCTGCCAAAATTATATGATGTTATAACTTCACCAAATGGGTTGTCCGCGTTAAACAGAACATCAACTGCCTCGCGCTTAAATTGATTGTTATCGCCAAACGAATCAGAAGTTTCAACTTCCACATTCTTGGTGATGTCAAAAGTTTTCAGTTCTTCAAATACATCAACATCAGGTATATTAGTATCTAGTCTCTCAGAAGAATACTGGAACAGTTCAACCTGCAATTTGTAAACATACAATTTACCAAGCTGATAGAATGGATCCTGATGCGTTACAAACTTAATCTCGAACAAACCTTTGGTCAATGGGAAGTAGAGAAGATCTCCCTCGCATGGACGATTGGGTAGGATCGTAGTTCCATGAACTCCAATCAACTGCTCCCAGCGTTTTCTTGCAACAGTAAGAGTTGCAGACTGTTCTAGCATTAATCCAAACTTCTGTATAAACGCACCTTGACCTGCAAAGGAATCAATGTTATCAAAATACATTTCAATTGGATAACTGTTTTGAAATCTACTTAGACGATCTTCGCCAAGGATCTCATCTTTTGCTACCAACTGTCTGGGAATATAGAATAAATCCTTACCATAAATCTTCAAAGATTCAATGATTAGATCTTCAACAAGATTTTGCTCAGAAGATGTTCCCTGAGTAAAGTAAGAATTGGTTGGCATATTTAACCTAAGAAGAACTCAAGTGGTGCAGACTTGGTCATTAACTCATCTTCAAGTTCTTTAATTTCTGTAGTTGCTTCGTCGTATAATTTATCACCATCAAGTGTTACGCCACCTGGTAATTGAATGCCTGAAAACTTTTTAAGATTTGTTCCCCACTGCTTTTTAAACTTTGCAGTTACGTAATGTTTAAGCCATAGTTCATCCCACACTTTGGAATACTCTGCTGGATCTAATGCGCGATAGCACTCAACAACAATAAAGTCACCAAGCGCAACATCAGACTCCCAGTTAACATCTAGGAATAATTTGTTCTGGCGACGATTGAATCTAAACTGTGGATGACCATTTAACTCTAAATCTAGCAGAGCCAAATGCGACATAACTGTTTTGTAGTAAATGATCGATGTAGATGTCAGATCGTAAAGATCGTTTAAGCGCAACTGATATTGCAGATCAAATAGATTCTTTGAAGATGATGCTTGGCTGAATGGAAGAATACGAACTACGCCATAAACTGCATCTGGAATATCAATGTATCTTTTATCGTATGCACCCAGTGTAACTGCTGGTGTTCCAAGAGTTGCAGTTACGTTACTGTTTGCACCACGAATTGTTTCGCCGACAGAGAATGTTCCAGTTACGTTTTTAACCAGAAGTGTGTTGCCAGAAGAAGTACGGCTAGTTTCTTTTACACATGTAGCAGTAGCACCAGAAGTTAACCCTGTTACTATTTCAGGAACTACAAAATTTTGTGCGTTGTTTGTTGTAAGTTTAAGTTCAGAAGCACTAATCAAATGCTTCATGTAAACTTTCTCAATACCATCTGGATGATAAAGTCTCCAATACTCTAAAGATTCGTCAATACGATCTTCTAACTGAGTATCATCTACGTTGATCTCAAGAACAGGTTTACCTAGTTCTCTAAGACAGTATTGTTTTAGTTGTTCTCTTGTTGTTACTGGCATGGAATGAATCCTTTTTCTTTATTTATTATCCAGTAAATACACCAGATGTAGTGAACGTGTGGTAAGTGTATCCGTCAACAGAAGTGATAGTTCCACCTGTTCCTCTTTGTGCTCCAGCATATCTTATGATGAATACTCCAGATCCACCAGCAAATCCAGTAGTGGTTCCATAAGTACTGTTTGCTCCATTTCCAGTATTTGCTGCCCCAGCTGATCTACCATCTTGGTTTCCACCACGACAGTAAGTAACACCATTTAGCCATTGAATGCCT